GCACCCTATTTAGAAGCCGCTGGTCAAACATTATTAGATTTAACGACAAAATTAACAGGTCAACCAATTGATACAAGTGCTTTTGCTCCAACTGTCGCTGGTCAAGGTCCTTTAACTCAAGCGGCTCAACAACAAGCTGCAACACAAGCAGGACTTGGTACATTACAATTTGATCCTACAACAGGAGCTGTAACTGGAGTTGGAACGGGAACAGGTGTTGCTGGATATCAACCATACTTACAACAAGCAGCAGCTTATTCTGGACCACAAGCTTACCAACAATTTATGTCACCATATCAAGAAGAAGTTATTTCTACTTCTTTATCTGAGTTTGATAAACAAAGACAAATTGCTCAACAACAAATTTCACAACAAGCAATTCAAGCGGGTGCATTCGGTGGTTCAAGAGAAGGTGTACAACAAGCAGAATTTGGTGCACAAAGTTTACAAGATAGAGCTTTACTTGAAGCACAATTAAGACAACAAGGATTTACTCAAGCTCAACAAGCAGCGGCAGCAGCTCAAGCGCAGCAAGCAGGTTTAGCTTCATTACAACCAAGTCTAGCACAATCACAAATACAACAATTAGGTGCTGCAGGAACAGCAGACCTTGCTTACCAACAAGCAGTCATTGATGCTGCGGCTCAATCTGCACAAATGGGTGCGTATGAACCATACAATAGATTACAGTTCTTAGGTTCTACAATTGGTGGTTTGTTATCAGGATATCCTCAACCTTACTTTGCTCAACAACAAGGAGCATCTGATTCAGTAGGGCCTTTATCACAAGCTATCTCTGGAGCAGCTACAGTTTATGGGTTAGGTAGTTTATTTGGAGGTAGGTAGTGGCGTACAACGTATTTAAAAGACCGATGTTTAAACGAGGTGGGTCAACTACTGGTACAGGAATTATGTCTCATGTTGAACCAAGAGTCAAAGCTGCTTTTGGTTTTCCTAATTTTGGTGTGTCACAACAACCAAGTCAACAACAAATAGATGCTTTTAGACAAGCTGAAGCAGATAGAATCAATAGAATAAGAAATCAATCCAGTGGTATTCTTGGACCAAGGTTCACGGATCCAAATTATCAATCACCGTTTCAAAACTTCTTTTCTACCAACACAGGTTTTGGTTTTATGAATCTTGGCATACCTGATGGTGGATCAGGGATCACGGCTAATATAGCACCTAAAACACCAGTAGGAGCTCAAGGTAAAACTGGAGTTGAAATTGGTTTAGAAGGAACAGATGGAATTACAGAATATGAATACAATACTGAAGAAAAAAAACAACAAAAACAAGAATCAGATCGACTAGAAAATTTAATTAAAAAAGAAAAACAGTTAACTGAAAAATCTGAACCAAGTTATGAAAAAAGTCTTGAAGAAACTGTTGAAGATGAAAGAGACATGTTAAGAAAATTACTTAAAAATGAAAATTATTCAAAAGGTGAATTAGCACTAATCATTGCTGGAGCAATGAAAAAACCTGGAAATATTAGTGATAAGTTAGATGAAGCTAGAAGATTAGCAATACCAGTTGCTAGAGAGAGAAGAAAAGAAGATAAAGCACTTACTCTTGCAGCTTACAAGTTCGCAAAAGAAAAAGAAAAATATCAAGAACGATATGGTAAAGAAACTGATTATATTAGAAACTTAAGAACACAAGCTAAAAGCTTATATGGAACTCCTGGTTATGAAGGTAAGACAGAAAAACAAATTTTTGATAGTTTACTTGCATCAAAAACAGAATCATCTGAAGGAAGATATTATTATTTAAAATCAGCTGGAAAAGAAATTGATAATAGAACTGAAGATATTTTGGAAACAAGAAAAGAATTAGCTAAATTAAAACCAGGTACACCAAAATATGAAAAGAAAAAAGCTGAATTAGATGAAATGATTAGTATCTTTAATACTAAATATGCAAGCTTACCTGAATTTGATATGATTTATAGAGGTAGAAGAAAAGCTTTAGGTCTTAAAGAAGGTGGTCGAGTTATGAAAGCAGTGGGTGGTGATGTAGATGAAGAAGACGATGAAGAGATAGTAACTTCACAAGTTTCATTTGGAGAAGATAATAAACAAGATGCAACTGTAGTAGAAAAACCTGTTGAAAAATTATCGTATGCTCAATTAAGAGATAGACTACCGGCTGAGATTACAAATGACGTTGTTCAATTATTATCCAATAGTGAAGAAGCATTACAAGATTTCGCATACATTAGAACTCAAGAAGACGTGAATACTTTTAATGTTAAATATGGAGTTAACTTAGTCATACCTCCACAACAAGGATAGGAGATTTATGGCTTTTGAAGGCTTTGAAAAATTCGAAGGATACTTAAACGAAGATCCATTAGTAGAAGCTCGTGGTAGTGATGTTGGTTTAGGTGACTACATTCTTGAAGTTCCTAAAGGTATTTTAAAAGGTGGTAGTCAAGCTATTCAAGGACTATTACAATTAGGAGCTCTTCCTATTGATTACTTAGCAGACACAAATCTTCTTAAAGGCATTGAAGATTTATTTCAAAAAATAACACCAGAAACAAAAACAGCTGTTGGAGATATTACAGCAGTTTTAACTCAGTTTGGATTACCAGCAGGTGTTGCATTAAAGGTTGCTGGAGGTATTTCTAAATTAAAAAATGTTAGTCAAATGACTAAACTATCTTCCTTACCAACAACAGGTGCAAAAGGTATGGAGCTAATGAAGCGATCAGGTTACTTTGGCACAATTGGAGGTGTAACTGATTTTGCAGTATCCACACCGGGTACAATCTCTACTTTATCAGAAGACCTAGGTCTTATGCCTGAAACAGATTTAGAAGGTTTATCTGGAAGAGAAAGAGCAGCTGAAGTTGCAAAATCAAAAGTTAAATTTGGTGCAGAAGGAACAGTACTAGGAGCTGGAGTAACATTACTTCCTGTAGCTGGAACATTAGGTTTTAAATATGGAATTGTTCCTGGCGCAAAAGCAATTGGATATGTTGGAGGAAAAGCACTAAGACCCATTAATTATGGAGTGCAAAAAGGAATAGAAGCTTTAGTAGGGAGTAAAGAAACAGGTTTAGTTCAAAAAGGATTTAATAAATTAGTAGGCGAAGGTGGTTTAACAGAAAAAATCGGTAAAAAAACTGGTCTTATTTCTGATGAGATGGATAGATATATTCCAGTAGAAAATGGTTTTCAATCTGAAATGAAACGTTGGTTTGTAAGATTTAAAGATCAATTTACATCACCAGGACCTTTAAGAGGGGAGATTAAACAAATACAAACTGATTTTAATACTAAACTTGCTGCAGAAGAAAGAAAGTTTAAAGACTTAACTGAACGATTACAAAACGATTACAAAGATATTGTTAATAATTTTAAAATTAAATTTTTTGATAAAGGTGACTCTAAAGTTATTATTCAACATGAATCTAATAAAATTAGTGATTATATTAGAGCTTCAGGAAATGCACAAAAGAAAGCAGTTTTAGATACCATTGATCCTAAACTTCATAAAGACGTTATTCGATTGGGTCGAAGAGTTAATGAAACTGAAAGATATTATAAAAAATTTATAAAAGATATTGAGTTTGAAGGCGCAATTGCTCAAGATTATAATTCCTATATCTATAAAAATTTAGCTGCATTTAATAATAAAAATTTTAAATTTAATCCATTAGCAGAAAATGATGCTTTTGATTTTCTTAAATCAAGAATCAAGGACAATGAATTTATGTTTGGAGAAGTTGTAAAAAAAACAAGACAACAATTAGGTCCTGATGTATCTGCTAAAAGTGATGAGTTTAAAAAAGCAGTAGATATTAATCTTAATAAAGAAGTTAAAGGTCAACTTCTTACGCTTAAAGATAATGCAATCCAATCTAATGTTAGACCTTCTGCTATTTTTAACGGCTTACAAAAAGATCTTGTTAAAAAATCTTTAATTAAAGAAGAAGAACAATTTCCAGATGTAATAAGAAGATTGTTTAGTATTGAAGAAGGTAATATTGGTCGAACCATTAAAGATCCTGTTACTGGAAAAACTGTGGTTAAAGATGTAGAAACAACAGATTTTGCAAATGCTGCTTTAGATGTTGTTATAGAACAAAATAAACAAATTTATGGTAAAAGAGCATTTGATCGTTTCTTAGAATTAGGTTTAGATTCTGCAGAAAAACCAGGTTTTATATTTACACAAGCTCAAATAGCTTCAAGAGGTTTGTCACAAAGGAAAGGTAGGTTTACTAATTTAAAAAATCTTGGTGATAAATATTTAAATAATACTGAACTTTCAGAATTAGCCACAACAAGTAAGTTATTTAATGGTGATTATTTTGCTGCTCCTGAAATTGCAAATGCACTTCTTGGTCAAAAAGAAGTTACAAGTCGATTATATGATTTACCTTTTTATAAAGGTTTAATGACTTTAAAGGCAGGAGCTCAAATTGCAAAAACAATTTTATCACCTGTTACTCAAGTTAGAAACTTTACAACTGCAAGTGTTTTTCCATTGGCAAGTGGATTAATTGGTCAAGGAGTTGGTTTTAAAGATGCATGGAGATTAACTGCAGGTGATATTTTTGCAGGTGCAAAAACAGATATAGAAAAAATTTCTAAGATAGAAAGACTTATTGAACGAAATATTATTGATCAAAACATAAATGTTCAAGAGATACGACGTGTATTAGAGAGAGCTAAAGAGGGAAAAATTTCATTTAATCGATTAATGAAAACAGCTCCAATGAAAACATTAACGGATATCTATCAAGGAGCGGATAACTATTGGAAAATATATTCAGATAATGCGTATCAAGGTTTATTAAGAACAGCATTTGGTAATCCGGATGATATTGTTAAAATGGCTAATGGACCTAAAAAAGCCAAACTTGAAAAAGAATTTTTAGATAATGTTACAGATTGGTATCGAACTGTTGCAAAAGAAGAATATGTTCCATACAACACATTAACAGGTAGAAATAAAACTGTAGTTGAAGCATTAGAAGATGTTTCTGCTTACTTAACCGTTAATACAATTCCAACTTATAGTAAGGTTCCCAATATTATTCAAAATATTAGAAACTTACCTCTTGGTAATTTCATTGCATTCCCTGCAGAAATATTAAGAACAACTTCTAATATCATATCTATTGGTGCAAGAGAGTTAACAAGTGCAAATCCATATATTAGACAAATGGGTGCTAGAAGATTAGTGGGTGTATCTACTGTATTAGGAGGAATTGGAGCAGTAACACAAAAAACAGCTCAATATGTAACAGGTGTAAGTGAAGAAGAAATGAGATCTTTTCAAAGGTCATTTGCTCCATCGTATCAAAGAAACTCTACACTAATCCCACTGACTGCTCCGGATGCAAACGGTAATTTTAAATATTATAATTTTTCTTACTCCAACCCATATGATTCATTAGTGACGCCGGTCAACGCAGTTTTAAATGCATTTGCTGATGGTAGACTTCGTAAAGATTCTGTTGATGATATTGTTATGACTGCTTTATTTGGAGGTATTACAGGAACAGATGGTCAAAGAGGAGCTATTACAGAATTTGTTTCTCCTTTTATAACTGAATCAATTGGTACAGAAAGAGCTGCAGACGTTACCATAAGAAGAGGTAGAGCGCCTAATGGTAAAATTATTTATTACCCGCAAGATAGTGGAAGTGTAAGAATTGCAAAAAGTATTGATCATATTATTGGTGGATTGACACCAGGAGCATTTACTTCAGCGCAAAGAGTATGGGATGGTGTGACCGGTAGATTTACTGATTATGGAACTGCAAGAGATACTAAATCAGAAATTGCTGCTTTAATGTCTGGGGTTAGAATTGAAGAAGCAAAACCACTTTCAAGTATGCCATTTATCTTAACATCATTTAACCGAGATAAACAAAACATTAGATCTAAATTTTCTAAAGAAGCTTATAGTGCAAGAACTTCTCCTGAAAATAAATTAGCGGCTTTTAAAACATATGCATTAGAAAACTTTCAATCACAAAATGAAATGTATAGAACATTAAGAGATGCTGAAAATTTAGGTATTAGAAAAAGTAAATTAAGAAATCTTTTAGAAGATCGATTAACACAAACAGAAACAGCTAACCTTCTTAGAGGTAGATTTAAAGTACCTACATATTCTACAGAAGCATTTGATGGATTATATAATCGTTTAAGAAGAGAAGACCCAGAAGCAGCCTCTAGATTACGAAGAGAAAACAGAACTGTACAAGGTATATTTGATGATGTTCAAAGAAAATTAAGAAGAGTTAAATTAGACACTCCTTTAGATGAAGTAGATAATTTAATTGAAGAGATATTAAGTCCAGATATTCTTGAGCTTAGAAGAGAAGGTTTAGTTTCACCAGAAACCACAACCACGGTTCCTGAACCACGAGTATCTTTACCTACAAATATTACTGGAACACCTGTAAATCAACAAGTTGTAGCTTCTAGACCTACAACATTTCAACAATTTGCTTCACTTCCGACGCAAGATAAACTAAACATATTATTTGGTAGAGTATAATTATGGCATATCCAATTTATGATTTATACAGTTATTATTTAAACAACCCCCAATATTCAACGGGTCAGGGGATTGAAAGCTTAGCTCCTATTGCAACACAATCGATTATTAATCAAAATGCAGGTGGTGATAGAGACGATGATAATACAAATGTAACAACGCCTACCGGAACAGCAACTTTTTCTGATTTAGCAAAAGGTCTAGGTCTTACATATGGTGTTCTAGGAATTCCTGGTCTTATAGGAAGAGGAGTAGCAGAAGGTTTAACAAATCGAGGTGTGTTTGGTAACACTGGATTTATGGCTCAAAATTTTTTAAGTCCTTCATCAATGTATGGAGGTTATACAAATCCTTTCGGTGGTCTTTTGGGAGATGATGGTTTTAGTTCAGGAGTAACTGGTTTAGCAGGAATGAATTTTGGATCAGGAATGGATGATCCTAGTTTTGATGACGGAGATGCAGACAGTGGAAATGGTGTTGGTTCGGGAGCAAACGAAGGAGGCAGTGGAGCAGATTCGGGTTCAGGAACTCACTCTGACCCAGGAGATTAATATGGCAAACGGTAAACAACCAAAGACAACTGGTGAACATTTAATTGCTTTGTACGGACACATTACAGGACTTAAACGTGGTCAAGAACATATGCATGATGATCTATCAGCGCTTGCAAGTAAAGTTGATAAACTTTTATATATTCTACTAGCAGGGCTTTTAGGCGCAATTTTAGCTATTGTTTTAAAATAAAAACGCTCTGAGAGCCTCAATTTTTAACGAAACGACCTTGACGTAAGGTCTAATACCTCCTATATATTAAGCAGGTGCACAATAATGTGGCCGATTAAACTTGCTTAACAAAGGAGTATAATATGACAGCATTAGATTTAATCAATAAACTAAACAAAGACGCTTGGAGTCATTCTGACAGATTATTCGGAGATGTGTTCGATAATCTTTTTAATAATATGACTACTGGGGGAAAATCATTTCCTTTTTACAATTTAGTTAAATATGGAAAAGGTGAATATGGCATTGAGTTAGGACTAGCAGGATTCAATAAGAAGAATGTTAAAGTTCAATACAAAGATGGTGTATTAACTATTTCTGGTCAGGTAGATAAATCTGATAAAGAATATTTCTATATTGAAAAAGGATTAGCAGCTAGAAAATTCTTTAAGCAATTTGCATTGCATAATGATGTAGTTGTTAACGAAGCTGAAATGCAAGATGGTGTATTAACAGTTAAATTAGGTGTTAATGAACCAAAAGACATTGAAGGCGTAGACATCAACATTAAATAATGACATTCGGTGATGATCCCTTTGGGCATAATAAAAATCTCAGAGGGATTTCACCTATAGAGTTTGTTATTGCTTTTTTATTTGTTTGGTATTTGTTTGCACATTAACGACATATACAACCTATAAATTTTTGTTTAAAGGTTAAATTTTTTCTTATAATCTCACACAATTCAAAACAATCTACATCTTTAGGTATGTTTAAACCTTGTAACATTTCTTTTGTTACAGGAATTAGCTGATATAGATTATCATAAAATATAATTAGATCCATTCTTTTAGTTCATCGCCAGTAATTTTACTGGCGATGTTCATTTTCTTTCTTAAAGCTTTCACGATTTTTTCGTCAACCGTATCTTCACAGATAAGATCAATATAGGTCATCTTTCTTTTTTGACCTGCACGATTTATTCGTGCTTCAGATTGAGTTCTTTTTTCTAAATCATAACCATTAGAATAATAAATCATTGTATTTGCTTCAGTAAGTGTAATACCATATCCACCTGTTTGAGGTGTACCAATTAAAAATCTAACAGGACTATTTGGATCTTGAATTTTTTTAATATTGGATTGTCTTTCTTCATTAGGTGTATCACCATAATAAGTTACATAGGAATTTTTACCAAATCTTTTTTCAACTGCTTCAATAATAGATTTTATATCATGTCGATAGTGGGCCCAAATCACAGCTTTGTTTTCAACTTCATCTAATACATCTAAAAGAGTTGATAGTCTTTCATTCTTAATAGATTTAACTGTACCATCATCAGCGGTAAAATGTCCGCAAGTAATTTGATGAAGTCTCATTAACTGTACCAAAGCAGTTGCAGTTGTCATCATCTTACCATTCAGTTCAGCTAATGCTAGTTGTTTCATTTGAGTATATATTTTTTTCTGTTCAGGAGTCATCTGAATAATTCTTTTTGTATAAGTATAGTCAGGTAGATCTAAACAATCTTCTTTTAAACAACGATATGAAAATGGTTGTAAGTTATTTGATAACTCAGATAAATTTTTATAACCCACAACAATTTGTACAGATCTTCCACCAAAGTTAGCTGATCTCATCACAGCATATCGTGTTCTAAATGCATAGTAAGATGTATAATCTAATAAACCTTCTTCTAAAAACTCACATTGTTTATATAAATCTAATGGTGATTTAGTTACGGGTGAACCTGTAAGTATTCTTCTATATCTAGCTTCACGTCCAAGGTTTACAATATTTTTGGTTCGTTTAGCTTCTGGATTTTTAATTGTAGTTGACTCATCAATAGCCATTAATGTATTATGCGTATCCAAAAATTTTCTAGCAAATTCCACACCTTTACTTGTAGATAAAGCTTCAACATTCATACACAAAATATGTAAATCTTCACCGGGTTCAAACAAAGTATTTAATTGTTTTCTTTGTTTATCATTAATTAAAGCTTTCCATAACACAACTTTTTTCTCAACATGGTCAGCCATATGAGTGGGTATTTCTATATCATACCAATTTTGATAAACCCCTTTAGGTGCAATAATTAAAGCACCGTTAATCTTACCTTTGTCATAAAGCATGGATATATTATCAATCAATACTTTTGATTTACCCGTACCCATTTCCATGAAGTAGGCAAATACTTCTTTGTTCCAAGATTTTTCTAACGCAATAATTTGATGTGCGTATGGCTTAGTTTTGAATTTATAATTCATAATTTTTTTGTCTTTCTATTGACTTTCTATATAATAATGTGTATGTACTTGTCAAGTCAGAAAGCAAATATGAACAAAGTTTATTTATTACAAGAACTTCCAGGAACAAGAAAAGGTGAACCTAAATTTAATGTTATGGGTGTTCAAAAATATGGACAAATTGTCACACTGTTACCAGAGTATAGTCAAATTATTTTATCACCAGGACCTTTAGTTTTTAAATTAAGAAAATTATTAAAAGATTATAAATCAGAAGACTATTTACTACTTACAGGCGATCCTGCAATCATAGGAGTAGCGTGTTCAATTGTCGCAGATATTACAAATGGTAGATATAACCTCTTGAAATGGGACCGACAAGAGCGTACATACTACCCTATAGAAATTAATCTATACGAAAAAGGAAACATTGACGATGGATAAAAAATGGAGGATACAAAATAAACTGTATCATATGAAAGCAAAAAAGACAGAACTAGAAAGATTTATACAGGTAACAGAAAAACATTATAAATTATTAAAAAGTTTTAGTTTATTAAAAAAACATAAAGAAGAAAATATTTTTTCTTATGTTTTTGATATATTAATTTTATTTATTACAGGACTTGACATTGTTCTGGGATATTATTATAATAGGTACAAAGCTTTTTTTATTTTAAAAAAGGCAAGGAAAGAAATAATAACACTAACAAAGGAGATAAAACTGTATGAACAGTATTAACTTTGAAGAAGATAAACAAAATCAATTAAAATTATCTTCAGACCAAGACAAAGCCTCTTTAGCTGAGCAGGTTGATAAACTGCAAACACTAGAGGATCAAATAAAAGATAAAGAGAATGAACTGAAAAAGTTAAAAGATACTGCTGACGAACTTTCAAACAACATCATTCCTACCATGATGACTGAAATGAATGTCAGTACTTTAAAATTAGCAGACGGCTCAGCTGTAGAAGTAAAGCCCGTCTACGGTGCTTCCATTCCTGTAGCAAAGAAGGAAGAAGCATTTAACTGGCTTCGTGAAAATGGCCTGGGTGATCTTATTAAAAATGAGGTTACCGTTTCCTTTGGTCGTAACGAAGATAACAAGGCGGTGCAGTATGCATCCCTTGCACAAGGTCAAGGATATCAACCCGTTCAGAAATTAAAGGTTGAACCCATGACACTTAAAGCGTTGGTCAGGGAGCGTATTGAATCTGGACTCGATATGCCCTCTGATCTATTTAATGTGTTCGCAGGAAACAGAACCAAGATAACTCGAAAATAGGAGCAAGAAAAATGGCGCAAGCACAAAGCAAGATGGATCAAGAACCATCTAAAAAAAATGCTGTAGCAGAAAAAGCTACAGCTGGCGCTTTATCAGTTGGTTTCTTTGAAGCCGATGCTGATAAAGGTCTTGGTAATATAGGTCATGAAGACTTAGCATTACCATTCCTAAAGATACTAGGACAACTATCTCCAGAAGTTAATAAGAGAGATGGTAAATATGTTCAAGGTGCAGAACCTGGAATGATTTACAACTCTGTAACTGGAGAACTGTTTGATGGTGAGAAAGGTATAGAAGTTGTACCTTGTCATTACAAACTGGAATACATTGAGTGGCAAGATAGAGGAGAAGGCTCAGGCGCTCCAGTTGCTATTCATCCATCATCTAGTGATATTATGTCACAAACAAAGAGAGACGCATCTTTTAAAGATAGATTATCTAACGGTAATTATATTGATAAAACTGCAAGTCACTTTGTAGTGGTTAATAGTAAATCACCTTCTACAGCTTTAATTGCTATGAAATCTACGCAATTAAAAATTAGTAGAAAGTGGAATAGTATGATGGCTAGTATCAAGATGAAAGGTGCAAATGGTAATCTGTTTACACCAGCATCTTTTAGCCACATTTATAGGTTAAAAACTGTCCAACAATCTAATGACAAAGGTACATGGTTTGGTTGGGAAGTTAGTAAAGTCGGTCCAATACAAGACGAAAGCATATATAAACAAGCTAAGTCTTTTGCGGACAGTGTTTCAAAAGGTGACGTTCAAGTTAAACATGGCGAAACTGAATCAACTAAAAAGGATTCTGAAGCACACTTCTAATTCCAAATGGAATAGTTGCAACAAAGGCGGTGAAGGGAGACTGGATCCGCCTTTTGAAAGAAAAATATGGTCAAACAGTTTAAAGATATATTTAGCGGGTTAAAAAGAAATTATGGTTGTGCAAAACTCAATCAGAGTCAAGTTGATCCAGCTACAGGAAAAATAAAACCCGTCTATGAATGGACTGGAAAAGAAATTACAGATCAAGATTACGAAGATCATTTAAATGGTATCAAGTCAATTGGTATTCAACCATGCGATGATAATGGTATGGCACAGTTTGGTGCAATTGATATTGATGATAAACAACATAGTTATTCAAATTTTCCATACAAACAATATTTAGAAATTATTGCAGAATATAAATTACCTTTAGTTCCTGTAAAATCTAAATCAGGTGGATTACATTTATATTTATTTTTAAAACAACCAGCAAAATCAGTTTTCATTAGAAACTTTTTAGACAAGTTATTATTGTGTTTAAAGTTACCACCTAATGTAGAAATATATCCTAAACAAACAGAGTTAGGTAAGGATGGTGAAGGTAATGATATCAATGGTAATTTTATTAATTTACCTTATTACAATAAATCAGAAAGAACTGCATTTAATTTAGATGGAACTAAATTTACATTTGAACAATTCTTAGAAGTTGCAGAACTTAATTCATATACAGCAGATGAGTTAGAAGAATTTGCAATTGATCATGTCAAACAAATGTTATCCGGTGGAGGAGAAGAGTTTGTAGATGGCCCTCCATGTTTACAGCGAATGACTAGAGAAAAATTATCAGATGGTCGAGATCGTTTCTTATATAATTATATGGTGTTTGCTAAAAAGAAATATCCAGATAATTGGGAAGAGATGGTAAAAGGCGCTCCGAACAAATACTTTGCAACAGATTTAAATGGTAATGTCGATTGGTCTGAAGAAAAAACAAAAAAGAAATTAAGTTCCTGGGGTAAAGAAACCAAAGGACACACTTGTAATGAGGATCCAATATTTAATTTCTGTATGAAAGCAGAATGTCGAAATAGAAAGTTTGGTTATCTATCAGATAAAAAGAAAGTTTTTCCTTCATTATCTGGATTACAAAAAATTACATATCCAGAACCAGAGTATACATTCAATGTAACTTTACAAGATGGACAGACAACAAAAGAAGTTAGAGCAAAGAATATAAAACAAGTTATTGTTCAAGATGAGATTAGAGCAATCATTGCTAATGCGGCAGGAGTGGTTCCACCAAAAGTAAAACAAAATGATTTTCAAGATATATTAGATTCATTATTTCCACCTAAACTAACAACATCACCACCCAAAGGAACTACACCGGATGAAATGTTAGAAGAGTATTTAAAAGAATATTTAAGAGGACCTAAAGCAACGACATATGCAGCATTTAAAAAAGGTGCAACATTAATTGAAGAAGATTCTGCATTCTTTACATTTCCTAGTTTTTACGACAGTTTAAAAAACAAAGAATGGAAAGATAATAAAGCAAAGACCGCTGAGTCTATGGTGAGATTGTTTAGTGCAGAGTTTGGTTTAAGTAAAAGGTTTCCAAAACAAGGTAAGGATAAACAACCTAATCCACCAATTACAGTTACACGAGTTCCAATTGATAAGTTTAAATCAGAAAAAGCAACACCAGAAATTGTACCCATAAAATCAAGAGAGGAAATATTTTAATGATTAAAAAAATTTATGGACCTCCAGGTACAGGTAAGACTACAACTCTATTAAATTATGTAGATGAATACATACAAAAAGGAACACCTTTAAACAGAATTGGATACTTTGCATTTACAAGAAAAGCTGCAAATGAAGCAAAAGATAGAATGAAACAAAGACATCCAAACATCTCTAAAAAAGAATTAATACATTTTCAAACTCTACACTCATTAGCTTTTCATACTTTAGGTATGAGAGAAGAGAATGTTATTCAAGATGTTCATTATGAACAGATTGGTAAGGATTTAAATATTAGAGTTATTGATGATGGAGATGAGTCTGGTTATTTAAATTTTAACAGTGAGTACTTTAAAATTATTAATAAAGCACGAGTAAAAAATATTTCTATAGAAGATGAGTTTAATAGTGGTGAATGGTCTAGAGATGTAGATTATGAAACATTAGATCATATCTATTTAAATTATAACCATTTTAAAAAGGTTTATAACCTAGATGATTTTACAGATATGATTGATAAATTTGTAAGATTCAAAGACAAATGTAAAACATTTGATGTAATCTTTATTGATGAAGCTCAAGATTTATCAGCAATTCAATGGAGAATGTTTGATGTATTAAAAACAAAAACAAAAGATATTTATCTAGCAGGAGATGATGACCAGGCTATTTTTGCCTGGGCTGGAGCTGATGTAGAAAGATTTATTAATGAACCAGCAGAAGAAATTGTATTGGATTATTCAAATCGTATACCTCCCAATGTTCAAGAGACAGCGAATATTATATTAGGAAGAATAAATACTAGAAAAGAAAAACAGTATAGTCCTAAAAAAGGAGAAGAAGGTTTAGTTGAACATATTTATAATATGGATCATATTGACTTAACTAAAGATAAATGGTTGATTTTAACAAGAACAACTTATCGTAGAGATGAGATTTGTAAAAAATTAAAAGACAGTAATATATATCATAAAAGTAAATATGGAAAGAGTATTGATACAAAATTATATAAAACCATATTAAAATGGACAGAATTGTCTAAAGGTAAACCTATTAGTTTATCAGACTGTAAGGATGTATTTGATTATCTTGCTGAAGACTTTGATGAAAAGAAATTTAAAAACAAAAATGAATTTAGTATTGAAGATCTTGGATATAACAAAGATGATATTTGGTATGATGTATTTGTCAATGCAGATCAGAATGAATGTTTTTATATTAGAAATTTATTAGCGAGTGGTGAAAAGTTATCAGAGGAGCCTAGAGTAGAAGTATCAACTATTCATGCAGCAAAAGGTGGTGAGTGTGAAAATGTTATTTTAGTTCTAGATAATTCTAGAAAAATTAGACAAGCTGTTGAACTCAGTATTGAGAAAGCAGATGAAGAACATCGAGTTTGGTATGTTGGCACAACTCGTGCCAAACAAAACCTATACTTATTGAAACCCAAAAAGGAGCGTTATGGCTACTCTTTGTAGGTTCAAAGTTGGGATAGAAGGTTTTTTACAAGGGAAAATTCGTGGCGGTCTCTTGAAAAAAGTTATGATAAGTCCTTCGATTCCCAGACCTCTAACTATGCTTATCATAACATCCGCCACACAACAATGGAGAAAACATGACAAATAAAGGTATATTTGATAATTTATTCCCACTTGATCGTCAAGAAGGTGGTAATCATTATAAAAAATTTAAAATTCAACCCTATACATTTACAAGGACCAATGACTTGAATTTCTTTCAAGGAAATGTTATTAAATATGTTTGTAGATATAAAGATAAAAATGGAATTGAAGATCTTAAAAAAATAATTCACTATTGTGAATTAGAAATAGATCAAATGTTAAAGGAGAAAGATGATAAAAGAAAAAGGTAGAAAATGGGATGGTAGATCTAGAATTACAACTGATCACTATAAAAAAAGATATGATGAAATATTTAAAAAGAAAAAAGAAAAACTAAACGAGAAACAAGAAAAGGAAAATAAAGATGAAAGTACCACTATTCACAGCGCAGACTGAATGGATTGAGCCAGAAGAATATCCAGATCTAAGACAATACGAAGAGATTGCCATTGACTTAGAAACAAGAGATCCAGATTTAAAAACATTAGGATCAGGTTCTGTAATAGGTAATGGAGAAGTTGTAGGTATTGCCGTAGCTGTACCAGGAAGAAAATTTTACTTTCCCATTGCTCACGGATCAGGGCCTAACATGGATAGAAAGAAGACTTTAGAATGGTTTAAGGATATTTGTGAGTCTGATGCTATTAAAATCTTTCATAATGCCATGTATGACGTATGTTGGATACGTAATTTAGGTATAAAAATCAATGGTTTAATTGTAGATACCATGATTGCAGCCAGTCTAATTGATGAGAATAGATTTGCATATAGTTTAAATGCATTGTCCTGGGATTATTTAGGTCATGGTAAAAATGAAGCTGCATTGAATGAAGCTGCAAAAGAAAGAGGATTAGATCCAAAATCTGAAATGTGGAAGTTACCTGCAATGCACGTTGGATCTTATGCAGAAAAAGATGCGGAGCTTACTTTAGAGCTCTGGCAGATATTTAAAAAAGAAATTATACATCAGGATATTGAATCGATATTTAATTTAGAAACCGATCTGTTTCCATGTTTAGTTGATATGAGATTTAAAGGCGTAAGAGTAAATGCAGAAAGGGCTCAACACTTAAAATCAGAATTAACAGCAAAAGAGAACAAGCTCCTATTAGAAGTAAAAAACGAAACAGGAATTGAACCACAAATTTGGGCAGCAAGGTCGATTGCAAAAGTTTTTGATAAGTTAGGTTTAACATATGATAGAACTGAGAAATCACAAGCTCCATCCTTTACAAAAAATTTTCTTTCTGAACACCAACATCCTATCGTTCAAAAGATAGCACAAGCAAGAGAAATAAACAAGGCTCACACAACTTTTATTGATACTATTTTAAGATTTGAACACAAAGGTCGTATTCATGCTGAGATAAATCAAATACGTTCTGATGCTGGTGGTACCGTTACAGGAAGATTTAGTTATAACAATCCAAATTTACAGCAACTGCCCGCTAGAAATAAAGATCTAGGTCCTTTAATTAGAAGTTTATTCTTACCAGAAGAAGGTCATACCTGGGGTTGTTTTGACTACTCACAACAAGAACCAAGATTAGTTGTGCACTATGCAGCACTACATAAATTTCCATCTGTATATGAGGTTGTTGATGCTTATAACGACAATATTGATACAGACTTTCACCAAACTGTAGCAGACATGGCTCAAATACCAAGAAGCCAAGCTAAAACCATTAACTTAGGATTATTCTATGGTATGGGTAAAGCTAAATTGCAAGCAGAACTTGGTGTATCTAAAGAAAAAGCAGCGGAATTGTTCGAGCAGTATCATGCTAAAGTTCCCTTTGTAAAACAGTTGATGAATTCAGCTGGCAATCGCGCCCAGGAGCGTGGTCAAATTCGAACATTACTGGGTCGATTGTGTAGGTTTCATCTCTGGGAACCAAATAGTTTTGGAATGCATAAGGCATTGCCTCATGAAGATGCACTCAGAGAGCACGGACCAGGGATCAAACGTGCTTATACTTATAAGTCATTAAACAAACTAATACAAGGATCTGCAGCTGATATGACTAAAAAAGCTATGGTTGATCTATATAAAGAAGGTATTATTGCTCATATTCAAATTCATGATGAATTAGATTTATCTGTTGAATCTCAAGAACATGCAAATAAAATTATTGAGATTATGGAGAATGCTGTTAAATTAGAAGTTCCCAATAAAGTTGACTATGAGTCAGGTGAAAATTGGGGAGATATTTATGGATAGGATTAAACAATTATGGCTTACCTCAATGCAAACATTCCACCAATTTATTGTAAGGTTAGGACGGAATATTTGTATGATATGGATGAAAAGAGACGAGGTGAAAAAGAATGTGTCATCTTTGGTGTCGCAAGTATATCCGGTCGTGCACTCTTATTTCATATCATGCTACCGAACGGTGCGGTCTATTATCGTTTGCCTATCTCAGCTTTTTTCCAAAAACATTTTCAAAGAGCCGAAGTGCCCGATATGTCGGTCGACATGTTACCGTTGTGGAACTGTGTTAGTTATTATCCTTCTGTTCATTGCTTTGATTTTTTAGCAGGTGTTCATGGAAAATTTCGTGGGAAAGATAAAAAATTTTATCCTGGACAATATCTTTTTACCATTGATTGG